TTACTGTAGCCCTAATTGAATTAAAGTCAGTATTTTGAATTAATTGACCTACACCAGCTGCCATGACTTATCCTTATAATATAATTGCTTCTACTAGTTTAACGCTTGTGTCACTAGAACTTTCTAGTGCAATAGCAAATACATCACTAGAATGATGAACTCCTACAACAGCGCATCCATCATTAGCAGCTATCAAATTGTCGCCTTTGCGTACTGCTCCAACTACCTTGACAGGAACACGCCCTTTAAGAGCAACTGCTACTCCGCCTTCTAAATCTTTATTCATTAGATATGCAGGTTTTTCAGAAATAACGCCAATTGCTCTTTTGCCCCAAGCACTTAAAGTAATTTCTTTTTCGCCGCCTACTATCATTACAGTACCAACTGTATATTCAGCATCTGGCAAATAATTTTCTGCCAAGTCAGCATACTTTGCACTTGACGCTACACCTTGAAATACATTTGCAAACAAGTCGCCAGCACCGTCTCTAGCAGCAACGGTATTTCCTGTTGCTGTAGTAGCCGCACTTCGATAAGATCCATCAACCTTAAGTTGATCTGTCTTCAATGCATTACTAGCAGTACCCCAAATTCTATGTGTAGAGCTAGTTACTCCGTCATTACCTGTGTTAATAAATGTAGTGCCTCTCTTAATAACACTAAAACCAACAATAGGATTTAATCCAGAGTCAAGTGTAAACTCATCTGCACTAATAATAAAAACTGTTTCGTTATCAATGATTGCTTCAATGATAGCATGTAAGATACCACCAGTGTCTCTTACAGAACGAGACTTCATTTGAGTAATGCCAAGACCTGATGCTGTTTCTGGACCAATTAAAACAAATTGTAACCCGTTCCATGCATATAGCTGATCGTTAACAGTGTCGAACCAAAAATCTCCAACACTTAGTCCAGTAGGTGCAGTAGCACTAATTTCAGCGCCGCCGCTAGTGCGCCATTTTGTACCATCATAAAATTTTAATTTATTTGTAGCTGCGTCAAACCAAATCTGTCCGCTAATAGGACGGGGTGGCGCACTTGTGCCAGAAAAATTTTCTAGCAAATGCACAAAATTTTCGTTTTGTACTTCACCGTACCCAGCGTAGTTTTTTCCGATTAACTTGAGATCTAAAGATGCATCAAGCGTTCCGTCCTCAACTACAGTAAGTGTTGTACCGTTCCATCTATCAATACTGTATGGCATTACATATACCCCTTAACTATCATATTTAGCTCAATCTTAATGTAAATCTACCCACACATTATTTGCGTAGGCTTGTACTCTATTCACAGTAGAATTATAAATTAATTCTCCGTTTTCTGATGTTTTAGCATCTCTGTCACCTGTTGTATAAGTAGGCAACTTAAATGCAGATGATGCTCGTAAACTACCAGCAATATCTAGTGTATATTGCGGGTTAGGTTGAAAAATACCAACTCTTTCTGTTAAAGATTTAATTGTTATAGCATCTTTAGTTATACCGCCACTATTTTTAATTCTTATAGCATAATCTTGACCTGTATTATTACTAGTCACTCTAAAAGATGATACATCAGCAGTGATTTCGTAATTCTGACTAGGACCTAATCTTAGTGGTAACGGGTTTGAAATTGTTATAGTACCGCTGGTATTTGTGTTCCCAGAAGTAGTCATAAAATCTTCTGCTGTTTTTATTTGTCCTAATGTGTTAACTAACGCATCAGACGATGTGGATCGCACATGAAATTTCATGCCTGCTAAGTTACCAGCATTAAACCCTGGTTTAATTACCCCAGTAAATCCTGGAATAGCTACCTTTGGTTGAAAGTCAAATGTATATTTGCTAAAAATACCCAATAATGTTTGAGCTACCCATAAGTAAACTACTGTTCGAAGAGAGCCAGCAGAATCATATATTGATTCTACAGTAAATCCAGACAATCCTTGACTGTCTTTATATATAGGACCTGCTAACTGAAGATCTGTTCCGTCGTAAAAAAACAACTGATTCTCAGCACTATCGATCCATAAATCACCTTGAACAATGTTCAATGGTTGTGTTCCTGATACTATAGGACCACTACCTATTCTAAATCCGTTACCGTCATAAACTTTTAATCTATTTTGAGCACTATCAAACCAAATTTGACCCATTATAGGATTATTAGGTTCTGATGTACTAGCAAAATTTTCTAAAAGCTTAACAAAATTTTCATTTAGAAATTCACCGTAACCTGCTACATTTTTTCCAACTAGAGTTAAGTCACAAGCTACTTGATCAACAGTACTATCAACGACTTCGGCTAATAAAGAACCGTCTGTTTTGTTAATTTTATATGCCATTATATAATCCTACCAGTATAAATTATGTAGTTTATTGTTATGTATGGATTCATAACGTCTAAAGGAACATCTACAGTAGGAGCTTCTACTTGTCCAGCATTTACTAACATTCTAGAAAATCCATTAGCCATTTGTACAGATCTTCCTACTGCGTCTACATCTGAAATACCTGTTGATCCCGTAACATCATCTGTAACCGCATAGAACTGAGTTCCATTTTCTCCAGTTAAATCGTGTGTATGTTCTGGAAGGTTAGCTACTAATATTTCTTTTTCTTGTGAACCATTTCCTAAACCTATTTCATCGGCAGTAATTGATGTTACACGATTAGCTGTTAAACTAGGATTACCGTCCTTATCTGTAGTAGTTGTTCCAAAAGACACACCAGTAGGTGCCAACGGAACTTGAATTCCGTTATTCATGTTATCTGCTCCTAGAGCAAATCTACCTCTTAAATCAGGTAATCTAAAAGTAGCAAGTCCAACGTATGGATCTGGACCTTTATATGTATTTCCTATAACTGCATACAGTTCAGGGTACAAAGAAATTTGTACTTCAGCACCATCGCAAAACAGATATCCCTGCGGTGGAGTAAGGCCTGCAAAGCTTATAATTGAAGCAATAGGAACTGTTGCTACGTTTGATAAAAAAGTTGTCTTTGATAATTTACGTAAACCTAATCCGATTCTATGTACAATTAATTCATCTGTTGTCAAGCTATCAAAAACTTCTGTTTTATTTGTAATAACGTTAGATGCTAAAGTTGTTGTAAATGTAGCAACGCCGCCGTTATCTCCATCAAATGCAATTGTGTTACTAGAAACATCGCCTGTTAAACTAAAATTTGTTGCACTAGATAACTTAACTGCTGTGCCTGTTACAGAACCATTAAAAGCTCCACTAAATTCACCAATAAATTGTGTAGTTAAATCTGGATTTCCAACTGTGTTAGCATAAATTCTTTTATATCTTAAACTATTTGTACCAATATCGGAAGCATTATTTGCTACAGGTGTAATGTTAGTAGTTGATGTATCACCAGCTATAAAAAAATTGCCGCCTACTCTTAAATTTTTAGTAATAGCGGCGCCACCTGAAGTAACAATACTACCGTTTGTTAAGTTTGTTGACTCAGTAGTATCTGTAACTATTATACCGTTACTAACTTTTATTTTTCCTGTTACATCTAGTGCTTGAACAGGATTTATATTATTAATTCCAACAAAGGATCCAGTAATAGTAAAGGTATCAACTAATGATCCGCCAGTGCTTGATTTAATAAAAATACTAGATCCGTCAGTTTTGTTAGCTAGTACTACTGCGCCGCTTGCAGTTGACAAAACACCGTTAAGGTCTGAACCAAACGTTAATCCGGCATTGTTCCTAACACTTAAACCAAAATTTGTTAAACTAGCTACATCGCCTCTTAAAAAATTGTTTGCATCTAAACCTTCAGGGTATCCAGAAACTACTAATTTATTAGCTCGGTCTGCTGTACCCCAAAATTTATTATTAACAACGCCGTCGCCGTCAAAATCTTTTGTTGATATATTTAAACCTTGGTTAATTGAACTAAACCCTTCAATAACAACTTTAGGTATAAATGTGTCTTTACTAAAAATAGCAACAACTTCGCCGCTAACAATAAATTTAATAACTGTATGGCTAATGTTTAGTGTATCAAAGATAGCTTCAACTATAGGACCTGCTTGGGCACCTTCACTAAACTGCGGACCGACTAAAATCCAGCTTGAGCCAGACCATAGGTATAATTGCTGGTTAGCTGTGTCAACCCATAAATCACCGATCACTCCAGTTGTAGGTTGAACAGTTTTCTTTGTAATATTACCAGCAGCTACCCACTTAGTACCATCCCATACTTTTAATTGAGGCTGTGCAGGATTATTTGTTATATTTGTGTCGTACCATAACTGTCCTATAATAGGATTTGATGGTGCAGATGCCGCAGCAAAATTTTCTAATAAATGTAAAAAGTTTTCTGCAATACTTTTGGCATAACCTGTA